CAATGGGCGCAGACGACATGGAAGATGAAATGGCCGAGGATGACGACATGGAAGTTATGGCTGAAGATGACGACGAGGCAAAGAATGCCTACGGCGGCAAAAAGAAAATGAAGCAGCCAATGTTTAGCAAAGGCAGCCGATCCGAAAAGGCTTTATTTGCTCAAGTGCAGGCTTTAACTCAAGCCAATACTGCAATGGAACGTCAGTTGCGCCTAGAGCGTTTCGGCAAGGAAGTTGACAATATGGTGCGTGACGGTTTCCGTTGCTCTAAGTTCCGCAACCAAATGGTTGAGGAATTGGCAGACAGCGAAACCCCACAAGCAAAGGTTTCCTTTTGGAAAGCGACAATGGCGCGCGATTTAACGGGTATGCCAATGTTGGCCCAAATGACTGTGCAGAACGATAGTCCAAATATGGGTGATCGTGAAGCGAGCGACCGCGCGGTTCGTGAAGCCGCCGGCGACATGACGAAATTCAAGCAACTGTTCAGCAAGTACACAGGCAAACAAGCCTAATTTTAAAGGAAAAATACAATGGGTTCATTTTCAAGCACACCGGCACTACAAGCAACAGGCACAATTCTTCCCTACACTTTTGTGGGCATTGGAAGCGGCGATAACACGGGCGCAGCGGCAACTGCTGCTACAACCCCTGTTCTTGGCGTTTCTGATGGTTCAACATTGCAATTTGATAGCGCTAATCATGCAACCACGGGCTTGCCAATTACGCTTCAGGGCGGCGATGTGATTTTGATTGCCGTAACGGCTTCAACCGTCATTGCGGTTGGAGATCGCTTGCAGGCTTCAACAAGTGGCTACGCAATTAAGGCGGTTGCTACCGTTGGCCCTGCTTTGCGTTGGCAAGGCTTAGTTGCTCTTGAAGCAGTTTCTTCACAAGCGTCAAATGTTGTTATTCGTGCATACAAAAATGGTGGAATGGTTTACTACCCAACCACACTTTAAAACAAATTTACAAAGGAGTATGAAAAATGGCTGAAGTAGGAGTTGGTGGTGGCCCAAATACATTTGTTCCCACCTTTAGTCCGGCAACCGGACAATTGCAAATCGAGTTTACACGTTCCGTAAACCAATTTCCAATCACGCGTTATGCCCAAATTGTTCCTGTGACCGCCATGAAGGGTTACTACCTCAAGATTGACGAGGAAGAAACCGCCCGATTGGTTACCGTTCAAGATGCTCAATGGCCGCTTGGCGAAGATCGACCAACCGGAATCAACAACGATTTTGAATTTGTTGCATACACAACGCAACGCTTTCAAAATTCGTTCAGCATTCCGCAGGAAACCGCGCGGCAATCCGCTTGGGACATTGTTGCGAGCCATGCTCGTATTCAAGCCGCCAAGATGATGACGCACCGCTCTTACCGCATGGCTAGTTTGTTGACTACTGCGGGCAGTTGGACAAGTGGAACAAATTATTTTGCAACTTCTACCGCCTTGAACGGTAGTGTTGCTTTGGCTTATAGCGATACAGATGGCGTTCAAAAAATCATTCGTCTTGCTATGGAAAAGATTGTTCAAAATACCGTTGGAGTAGTTACTCCAAAGGACATTATTATGATTATCAATCCAACCACGGCGCGCTTGCTTGCAAGTTCAGATGGCGTTCGTGATTATGTCAAGAACACGCCAATGGCATACAGCGCGTTGACAGGTGATGCAACATTCGCAACTTACGGTTTGCCACAAACCTTGTTTGGTTTGGGCGGCGTAGTTGTTGATGACACCGTTCAAGTTACAACCCGCAAGGGTACGGCTTCGCCTTCCCGTGGATTCTTCTACGGAACCGCCGCCGATCCTGCGATGGTATTTGTAAGCCGTCCAAATGGTCTTGTTGGTAATGAAGGCCCATCCTTTAGCACAGCAACGATTTTCGCCTATGAGGACATGACGGTTGAAACCTTGGAAGATCCTTGGAACCGCCGTATCAAGGGTTCAGTTGTTGACAATTCAGCAACCGAACTTACCGCGCCGCTTGCGGGCGTATATGTTGCCGATATTCTTCCGTAATATCTAAGCAACTCAAGTTTGCATTCAAAGGGTTGCTTAGTTTAATCGCTAGGCAACCCTTTTCTTTGGAAGGCTATTTATGAATCAACTATTGACTAACGCGCGCTTGGCTCTTTATGTTGACGAGCGTATTCTGTTGGAATTGGCATCCGACGATAATACGGATGGGACATTGGTGGCAGATACTATTACCGTGGCAATAAAAAGGGCAGGCGAAGAAATAGCAAGCGCAGCAACGCGGTCTAACACTTATTCCACAGTTGATTTAGATACCTTGGCGGCTGCAAACAACGGAATGCTTGAAGGGTTGGTTTCTGATCTTGCCCTATGCTTCCTGTTTGAGCGTAGGGGCGGTGATGTGCCGGAAGTGGTTAGAGCCAAGGCTGCGCGCGCGCAAGCGTATTTGAGCGATCTACGTGACGGGAAAAGGGTGTTTGCCAACGACACTAACAGGGCTGCCGGCTTGCCAAGCGTGGCGGTTATTGCGGTTCAAGCGCGCGGAAACCTTGGAATGAACTCTGATTCATCATTCTTTCCTGTTCGCAAGGATCGGATTTATTAATGTCGCTTTCAAGACACTTAAAAGAACTTTTGCAGAAATCGGACATAGGGCTTATTTTAACAAAGCAGGCTAAGGAAAGAATTAGAAAGCGCGGCGAAGATATTGGCGGATACGCGCCCCTGTGGGCGGATACCGCCAAATTAAACGTTGGAACAAAAAAGAAACCCAAGTTTATTGACCATTACCGTAAGGGTGGCGTACCGCTTCAAGACACCGGTCAAAATATTTTCAACACTTTGACGGCCCGAACGGAAGCAACAGAAAACGGGGTGCGGCTAACCTTGATTGGATCGGCTATTGCGGCAATGCAAAGCAAGGGATTTAAAAAGATAGGGGAAGTAAGCATTCCGTTCACGCGTCGCGCCGTTAGGGGTGATCCCAAGGGCGCAAAAGAACATTTAAAAATTAAAAAGGGTATCACGGTTCCGGCGCGTCCAATTATGGCAATGCCCGTTTCCGCTAGGATCGGCGTGGCGCGCGCTATTGCGAGAGCATTGGGCGCACGTTAAAATAAATTTGAAAGGAACACCATATGGCAGCAGTAATTGAAATCATCGGGCCAAATACAGTTACGTGGGGCGGAAGTCTTTTGGGTCGAGGCGATAACGACGACCTTTTCAAGATTGACATTGATTACAAGTATTACGATGTCAAAACCAATCAAAGCGCAGAAATGATTGCGGACGCTGTTCGCACGGGCGCAACCGTGACCGTAAACTTTTCCTTGATTGTGATTGATCGAACAACGTTGGCAACTATTTTAAATTCAACCGATGGCGGTCAAGCACAATCCAACGCTTATCCAAAAGTTGGATCATTAGGCGGGTCAGCGGGGCTTGGAAGTTTGGTTTGCACGGGTTCGCAAACAATTACTGTTCCGCGTTGCAGGGTTGTAAAATGGACTAGCGCAGATCATGGTAACAAACCAACACGGTTTGTCTTTACTTTCGAGGCGTTGCCTTCTGATAATGCCGCTACCCCAAGTCTTGATAATTCTATTTACACAATCGCATAAGGAATAACAAATGGCAGCAGTAATTGAAATTGTTGGGCCGCACACGGTTTCTTGGGGCGGCAACCTTTTGGGGCGTGGCGATAATGATGATTTGTTTTCAATTGACGTTGATTTTAAACGCCTTGACGTTAAAACCAATCAAAGCGCGGATATGCCAATGGATTTTGTCAACCTTGGCGCAATTGTAACCGTTGCATTTTCTTGCATCGTAATTGATCGGACAGCATTGTTGGCAAGATTGGATGCAGCCGATGGTGGACAATCTACCACAAACGCATTTCCAAAAGTTGGAGTTTTATTGAGCGCAGGATCCAACGCAGGATTTAACGATATAGTTCTTGATTACGGCTCAACAGGAAAAATTACCGTTCCACGATGCCGCCTAATGAAATGGACATCACAAGATCACGGCAACAAGCCAACCCGATTTAAGTTTGCTTTTGAGGCATCCGCTAACCCTGCATCAACGGTTGCTTTTGATACGTCGATTTACACTCTTTCAGGAACTCCAT